TTCTGACGTTCCTTTAACATCAGTAAGAAGCTTATTAAGTGTAGTTGTAATTTCAACTGGGTCTTGTGTTTTGATATCGTAACCAAATTGCTTAATGAAGTCTTTAAGGTTTTCCAATTTTTCTTCATTAGGTTTATCATGGGCACGATTAACCATTGGCAATTTCTTGTCATTGATGAACTTTGCAACACGTCTATTTGCCAACAACATGTATTCTTCAATCAACTTGTTTGAATCTTTTCCAACCTTGAAAATAATTCCTGTTGGTTTATTGTTCTCATCCAATTTGAAACGAACTTCTTGTTTATCAAAAGAAATAGAACCCTTAGCTAATCGAGCTTTACGCATTCTCTTAGCTATTTGATCTAGGGTGATAATTGCATTTTTCAAATCAATTTCTTCTGCCAATGAAAAGAATGATTTTTTCACAAGTTCAGCTTCAATTATTTCTTGAGCTTCTTCATACGAATATCTATGATTTGAATTGATAACTGTTCTTCCAAACCATTCTTCAAGTACATGACCATTTTCATTAAGCTTAAATATTGCTGAGAAGCATAATTTATCTTCATGTGGTCTTAGACTACACAATCCATTTGAAAGTCGCTCTGGAAGCATAGGAACACATCTATCAACAAGATAAACGCTGGTTCCTCTCATGTATGCTTCTTTATCTAATGCAGTATCTGGACGCAAATAATGGCTTACATCGGCAATGTGAACACCAACAATATAAACTCGTTCCATTGTCTCACCATCAATAATGCTTTCAAACGATAACGCATCATCAAAGTCTTTTGCATCAACTGGATCAATGGTAAAGGTTAATACATCACGCATATCTCTACGCTTATCAATCTCTGATTGAGGGATGATATCTGAAATAGCTTCTGCTTCTGCAATCACATCACCATCAAAATCATAAGGAAGACCATATTCTTCTAGGATGCTATGTATTTCTGTTTCATGTTCACCAGCATCACCGATTACTCGAATGATCTCACCATTAGGATTTTTAGCATCATCTTTCCATTCAGTTAAACGAGCAATAACCTTTTGTCCATCCTTAGCACCAAGTATCTTGGTGATTGGAATGAAGAAATCTATTGGTAATTTATTGCTATCTGGAACAAAGAAAGCATAACGTGGTGATACTTGTATCACACCAACAAATTCTGTCCTAAATCGTTCAAGTATTACTAATACTTCACCTTCAAGTGCTCGTCCATTACCTGGTATAACCTTGATCCTAACTGTATCTAAATGTAATGCTTTATTCGTATTGTTTTTGTGGATATAAATATCCTTTGGTAAATCATTACTTACCAAGTATGCTGAGCCACTAGCATTCATTGCTATCTTCCCCTCTAAAATGTCTCCTATATTAATCATATTTTTGTTTTTATTTTATTAAATTTCTTTCATTATAACGTAATCATCTCCATCTTCAAAATCATCTCCATCAATATTTTTCAATCCATTTGATTTACAGTATTCAGATACTGTTCCAATAATTGTAAACCCTTCTCTTTTGTAAAAAGATAATGGAGCACCACCTTTATCAACATAAGATAATATTTTACTACAACCAAAATCTTTAGCTTTTTCATATAAATGCATCATGATTTGCTTGCCAAATCCCATATTTCTTAATTCTGGTATTACACCAAGCCATCCAAGCCAAAGTTCATTTGTATCTTTAGCTTCATTCAGTGTATATAATCCACAAATACCAATTGGTTTATTACCTAATTTCACCAGCCATACTTCCCATAGTCTATCTGTTTTGCCATGAGTAGAAGGAATTACTTTACACCATACCAATGATGTTTGATAAAATACTAAATCGAAATCTTCAACTAAAGGTTTTAATATGGGACCAAACTCATAAATGTTTCGTGTTTGATTGAATGAGAGCTTATCATCAAGTATTAATTGCATGATAGTAAATTCTTCATCTTCATAGATTAGATGTTTGACAATCTTCCAACCATATTTATCATGATATTTTGCAGCATCCAATGTATCCAGATAAATTATTTGATATCCTTTGGATAAGGCCCAATCAAATCTTAATTTTGACATTATTCTTCCATATCCATTACCACGATATTCTGGTTCTATCCATAATAATGTATTATATGGTGAAATATCCATTCCATCTTCATCTCTTACTGTGTCAAATACCCCAGTACCAATTGGTTTATCACCATCTAATGCTATAAAACAAATAGAGTCTTTATCATGAATCAACCATCTGTCAAATTCTGAATTTGCTTCTTCCAATGATATACCCCATCTTTTTAAAATGATAGATATAACATATCCTCGATAAAATTCAATTGCTTGTATTGTTTTGAAATTTGAATTGATCATATTAACACATATTTTCTATTTCATCTTCAAATAAGAAGACTTGTTCTTTGAACCACATAATATTTTTCCAATTATTACCTCTATTAGTGGTAAAATTTTCAATTAATTTATAAACTCGTTGTCTTTGATAAAAACCAGAATTTGCAACTCCATCTGGATAGCCTAAAGCAATCTCTTCTTCTGTCCAAGACTCACTCATATTAGGTTCTTCTTGTTTAGTATTGAAGATATCTGGATGCCAATAATCCATATAACATGTTGCATAATCAATCTCACGAAGCATTCGATTATTCAAATCTTCAACGTTATCTGGTAAATGCTTATAGATTTCTGGATCATCTAGATCAACTTTTTCCCTACTAAAGCTTTCAGTGTGTTCTCTCATTTATTTTAATGTATTTGGGTATTCCATTTTCAGTGCTTCTAATTTTGCAACTAGAATTTTTGCAATCCAAAAATCTCTATACCATTTATTATCAGCTGGAACAACATTCCATTTTATCTTTGATTCATTGAAAATTCTCTCGTAGACTTTCATGTAATCATCCCAAAGCTTCGATTCAATCAAGTCATTGGCATTATACTTCCATTTCTTCTCAAGTGATGTTGCACGTTCTTTAAATCTAGCTACTTGTTCCTTCTTGGAAATATGGAGATAAAATTTGATAACATGTGTATTGTTATCTTCAAGCATTTCTTCAAAATTATTGATATGTTTATAACGTTTTTCAATAACTTTCTCTGGGAAGGTTTTATGAACACTAGGATAAAGAATATCTTCGTAATGTGATCTATTGAATATTTCAATATTACCCTTTGAAGGCATGAGATTATGAATACGCCATAAGTAATCTTTTGATGCTTCAAAATCATTTGGAGCCTTGAATGAATGGACATTTACTGCCATTGGATATAACCCATGATAAAGCTTATCAACTGTACTATCTTTACCAGCTGCATCAACACCTTGTAACACAATTAGAATTGAATGTTTAGATTCAGCTCTCATTGTTTTATGAAGTTGTTCCAGCTTGATGTAAAGCTTTGCTGTCTCAGCCTTAATAGTTTCTTTATCAAGTGCTTTTGGTGCTTTTGTGGAAATCTTATTTAGCATTTTATAATTTTTTATACCCATCATTAAATAAATTGATAGCCAGTTCAGTTGTTAATTCAATAGTAATCATTTTAATTTGGGATTCAAATTCTGGTACTGGTTCATATTCTTTTATTTCAATGTATGATTTATATATAAGTTTTAATTTAGGGTTAGCCTTATCTGTCATTACAAATAAATGAACAATAATATTATCTGGTTTTACATGGTTAGATTCATTTGGTGAATTCCCAAAAAGACCATTTAATTGATTATAAGAGTGAATGCTTGTTGATCCACTCATGAATGACATTTTATTATTATCTCTATCACCTTTGGATGCATTTACTACTTTATCCCAAACTTGTCCATCAAACAATTCCATTGCAATCATCATAGCATCTAATTCAGTATAGCTTGCTAATTTGAAATAATCAAATGCTTCCCAAAAACAAGAGAATTTCCTACGTTCATGAATTGCTAATATCGTTTCGTTAACTTTTTTGGTCATACTAAAAAACTCTCCAATAAATTTTTGTAATTTTCTTCATCATTTTTTATCACACCAAATAAACGAGCAGCTATTGGTCTATAATTGTTTCGTTTATCCTCTTTAAATAATTCTTGGGTCCATATTGATGGAAATGTTTCTTTATTAAACCATAAATAAAGCAATGACGCATATCTATCAGCTATTATTTCTTCGCCAACGACATGCTCAAAAAAGGTTTCAAAATTTTCAGCTGATAATGCTTTGATTAAAGCTTCTTTACCCATCTTCTGTATGCGTTTATAATGGGCAATCTCGTGTAAAATAACATAGAATATTATACTATCATTATAGCGATTCAATTCCTCAGAATTAATGAATAGACCATACATTGTTGCAACACCAAGAGTATTGAATTTAATCTTTCTGTCTTTAAAATCAATCCCTGAAGCTTCCATAAATTCAAGTAACTTCTTGAAATTATGCCTTCCATTCTTTTTTGTCAATGCTATTTTCAAGGATTTATCAATCATCATACAAAGGTACAAATAAAAAAGCAATTATCCAAATGTAATCCTTTGATGAAATTAAAGAATAACCACGGTTATTTGCCGTGGTTATCACTTAGTACAAAATTGATTTTAAAATCAGTGAGTCTCCCACTTAGACATTTCTCTTTGCCCCAAGCTTCAAACACTGGGATATGTTCTAAACGATCATCCCACATTTCAACACTAGTAACTGATTGATGTTCGTCCAATAGCTTGTTAAGTGTTTTAACCTTAGCTATTTCAGTTGCACCACCTTTGTTAAAATGATGACCATCAAAGGTCAAGCCTTTAATTTCAAGGATATCCCTAACATGATCAGCCAAGTGTTGTAGACGACCAGTCAACATAATAACACCTGTTTCAGGTAATGCTCGTTCTTTCTCGTAATCTGCAATGACAAGTGGATTGGATGGCATATCAAAGATTCTATGATCAAGTGATTCCTCTCGACCCCACCAACCTTTATGTGGCCATTCTTTGCCAGTCTTTTTCTGAAAGTGCAGCTTTCCCGTCTCAGGCAATGGTGTATTAATAAGCGTTCCATCAAAGTCGAAGATGGCCAATTTAGTTATTTTTCTTGTATTTCCAAAGGTATCCATAAGCTGTTTTTGATTTTTTTGTTAAATTCATACTAATATTTTTTCTAGAAAAACCTAATTCTTCCTCCACATCTTTAGCACTTTTCCATTCTTTAATTTGTTCACCATCTAAATTATATTGAATTATGGGTTTTTTAATACTTTCAGCGTTATTACTAATCCAAATTTCATTTTTTATTATTTTTCTTCCTTTAGATTTTTCACAAGCTAATTTATGTGCTGATGTGCTACCTGTTTTTTTTCTAGTTTCTGAAATTAATTTTTTTGTTTCTTCAGTGTGTTTTTTATAAACCTTTGTTTTATTATAAGCTATTATTTTCTTACGATGTTCATCACTTATTTTTCTACCAAATCCACCATCACCACCTAAAGTTAAATTAATACCATTTTCATTACTCCCATGAAATGAATTGAAAAATCCAATATAAAAAATTTCTAACTCATTTAATTCGATTAATGTATTTTCGCCTTCATATATTATTTCAAATGTATGACCACTAAAACCATGCTTTGATAATGAATTAAATAAAAGTGGTTGTTTTTTACATTTTAATCGTCTATAATAATCAATCCTAAGAGTTAAGTTAGTTGTTTTTCCAATATAAATTCGACCAGTTGGTGATGTTATTTTGTAAATGTATCCATATTTCTTTTCCATAAACGAGTTTATTATAAATATCTCGTTTTTTATCAAAATCAAAATAATGTGCCATCAAAATCAAATATCGCTAGTTTTGTAAAGGTTGTCATTTTATATGTAATTTTTTTAATATTCTTTGCATTAATGTTAATGGTGGTGGTTCCAATAAAGAACCATATATACGCTTTGTTGCACTTCCTATGAGGATTTTAGTTATTGGACCATGAGCATTTATTGCATTCTTTAATGCACCATTAATCTTTGTTGTTGTTACTACTTTTATCTTTTTTAACTGTTCAATGGTAGCTAAATTATCTTTCTCATATTCATCAACAAACATCAGTATTGCTTCAATATCAGTTGAACTAACCTTATTTTTTAAAGCTTGTTCCAGTTTATTTTGTAATTTGCCACGTCTTGTTTTAAATTTCATCTTTGACAAAGGTAGTGATTTATTTTCATTTTTCCAAATTTTTAATATAAACGATTAAACCAAGATTGTCTTGATCTTTCTTCATTTATTTGATGTATTTCTCGTTGAATTCTGTCTTCCTGTTCCTCATGTAATCTTCTGATCATGTCATTTCTATTTGGTGAAGGATTTCCAGAATATATATAATCCATGTAAACAAGTTGACCTGTTGGACCATCCATTGGTTGAACTGAAATTAAATCATTTGAAAATGTATTAGGAACAAAATTTGAAATTAATGGAAAAAAGGCTTCAATGGTTTTCCAATAAAATTCAAGATCGATATCTCCTTTTATCCAAACAGCCCAATCATTTATTATTTTCTTGACGATTTCAGCATCAAGAAAAAATATTATAGAAAGTTCATTAACTAATCTTTCTGCATATATTGGTGCTTTATGTCTTCTGGTATCACTTAATTCATAGATACCATCATTTCCTATGTCACTAATTCCAACATAGTAGTGTCTGGTGAGGTATGATCGTACAAGGTTTTCCATGTACAATCATAGCGATTTTCAATAAATATGTAAAGTTTATTTGTTACTTTTAGGCTTAAGAGTAACAAACATTTTTTTACCTTCCATTGAAGGCATTGCTTCTGGAACACCATACTCTTCTACTGATACGATAACCTTTAATAAAAGAGCTTTACCATTATCAATATAAGACATTTCACGTCCTTTGAATTGCATGCTAATCTTTACCTTATGACCTTTTTGAAGGAATTCTATCATGTGTTTGAGACGATAACTCAAATCATTTTCAGAAGTATTTGGACCAAGTTTTATCTCTTTCATTTCAAGAGTTTTATTCTTTGGCTTTTTACCCAATTCATAAATGAATTTTTCATAATTCATAATCTTACAAACTGGTGGTACAGAATGTTCATTGATTAAAACCAAATCCATTTCTTTTGATTCAGCTAATGCAATTGCAGAATCCAAGGACATGATTCCACCTTCTGTTACTCGTACTTCATTTGCTCTGATTTCTCTATTAAGCAAATGTTGTTTTTTCTTTTTGTTCATTTATTTCACTTTGTTTTTTAAGTATTCAACTAATTCATCGTAAGTCTTAACTTGATCAACACCATATTTCTTACAAACGATATCAACGTTTCCTTTTCTCCAAAATCCTTCTGGACAAAGAACAACCATCTTTTTAGTTCTAGCATATAATCCTAATTCCAATAATGAAATAGGTGATTCGGTTTCTGGATCAAAATACATAACAACAATGTCACACATTTCAAGTCCATCCAATTCCCATGTTACTTGTCCATTAAAGTTTTTGTCTGTGATCTTTTGTTTCCAGCTAGAATCCCAATCTTTTCGTCTTGGATTTAAGAAAACAAATGGTTTACTCTGCAATTCTTTTATTATTTTTTTCTGCCAGTTTTCAGCTAGGCCCATTTCAATGGAACCAGCTAGGAATACAGATGTGAATCCTTTTTCTACTTTCACCTCATTAGGTGGTTGTATTTCTATTGCTTTACTCATCAATTTAAATTTGGATTGATATCGTTATTATTTTCTTCTTCATTAATTATTTCAATATGCTCCACTTCATCGTGAAGCTCATCCAACACAGATACTTTTAAATATCCATTACCATTATCATTGTATGTTATACGAATGATATATTCACCCAAATCAATTTCTTTTTTTACCTTCATTAAATTAATGGTAATGCAGCAGCAAACATTATTTCATTCATGATAGTTGCTTCATAAGCATCTTCCAATTCAACTTGAAAATCTTGATCATAAATTTCTTTATCAAAACCATTTTTGGAATAGAACCATTTGATAAAGTGAACATCACCCATCATCTCCACATCTCTACGATATGTCTTTCCATTGTAAACAAAATACATTTCTTTCATAATTATTTGGTTGGTATTGTTAAGAAGTCAGTTTCAATTATTTCTTGAAGTAATGCTACATTTTCATAAAGATCATCACCATCTTTATCAGTGGCATTTGCCATTAAGAAAGCATGAATTTCTTCATCAGTTGGCTCTTTATGGTGATTAATAAAATAAGTATAATGATCACCACTTTCACTTGTTGTATTCAAAAGGAATTTTTTCATCTTCACTTTTGTTGCATCAAGATGAGCAGCAAGTAAAGCAGCTGCTTTGATTATGTTTTCTCTTCGACTACGTTTGAATCGTTTTTCCTTCCATTCAATATCCCAACCATTTGGAAAATAATGAACATCACCAGTTAATAAAAACATGGCATATTCTTCCAATTCATTATTTTTATAAGCTAAATCATGTTTTTCACTAAATCCTTCTTTTTCTATTTGACGATTTCGTTCTTCAGCTATTAAATCAATTCCTGTTTTCATTTATCAATTTTAATTTTTGCACTCTTGTTAGTTGTTTTATTCGATATTCTTCTTTACTAGCTTTGCTTCTATTTTCAGCTTCAAATTCTGCTACTAGAATCACTGGTCTTCTAGTACGAGTATATTTGGCACCTTTACCATCATTATGTGCTTTAACTCTTTTATTTACATCTGTTGTTATTCCAGTGTAAAGAGTCTCATCAATACATCTTACAATATAAACATACCACATTATACAAGATTAATCATTACTTGTCCATTAGGTGAAAACTCATCAGAAACATCAAAGCCATATTCAGCAACTACATTTTTTACTATTTGTTTCATTGTTGAACTATTACCAGTTACAACTTGAATGTAGGTTGATTTCTTTTGCATGTGTTCCCAAATAAATGCATCCATCAATCTAGGAACATCTTCATGCTTGATTCCGTGTAAGTCCAGCTTCATAATCAATTTTTGATGCTATTATCTTTTCAATAAAAGGTAAACAAGCTGCTTGTGTTTCATGTACAAGAGGTTTAGCTTCTTCAAGACTTACCCATTTATAATCATCCATTTCTGGAAAACCACCACGTTCAACTGGAACATTTGAATTACACTTGATCTCAAGATTATCCCAATCCATTTCAGTTAAATCATGCTCGATATAAATAAAAGGATAAATCATCTTTTTATTATGACCATAATTAACTGGTTCTAGGTAATGAACATTGAAAGATGCAACAGCCATTTGATGATTCAAATCAATGTTACTTTCTTCGAATGTTTCACGAATAGCTGCATCCATTATTCCTTCACCTTCTTCTACCTTCCCTTTAGGGATGGACCAAAAGTCTGGCTTATGATTTGTTGGATGACAAATCAATAGTTTCCTATCTCGTCTTATAATAAAAATTCCAGCTGCGATTGTCTTTGCCATATTATATTACTTCTATTTTACAAGGGATTAGTATATCTTCATTATAACGATACACAGCACATAGTCTGTGATAACCATCAGCAATGATTACTTTACCATTGACTGAATCAACAACTAATAGTATTGGTGAAAGTTTTTCTCCTTTATCAATCTTCTTGCAATTCTTTTTAACATGTGAATTGCTAACACCCAATAAAGATAAACCAGATGCTCTGAAAACGTCTTTAGCCTTAAATGTGGACATTGGAGCCTTCTTAAGTCTAGCTATGATTCCATCAACTCTAGATGGATGAATAACCAACCTTAAATATGATTTAGCAGCTGGGTAATCATGCTCTTCTGGTTTAACAAACCATTTTATCTTAACCTTCTTGTCCATTAGATTAATTGTGTTCCAACAGAATAATCTTCGAATTGATCCTTACCATCAAGTGATTTACCAACCATTATCATAACTTCACTTTTAACACCTTTGATTTCTGTTGGTGTTAAATTGGTAATGAATGGAACTTTAAGTGTAATTAAATTCTCTGGTTCATATTGTTTACCAAGATTGGTAAACGCTGTTTTTTCATCTTCTTGGTTTGGTCCAAAGATAACAGTCAATTTGATTCCATAACTCTTAGGAACACGTTCAGCTGCTATGATTTGACCAATACGAATTTCCAACTTGGATTCAATAGCCAAGAACTCATCAAATGATATTTGTGGTTTAGTCGATGTAGTATTCATTCTTCAAAAGATTAATTTGTTTTGTGTTTTTGACAATTTGATTTTGAATTGTTTTATCTGTAACAATTACAGGTTTTCCCCCCATTTTAGAAACACGTATTTTTGCCAATAAATTATTACTAGCTTCTAATTGTGATTTTAAAGACTTTAAGTCTTGTGTTCTTACTTTATACATTTTCGTCTGGATTAAATTTTTTCCCTTTTACTTTTGAAAAATCAATATCTTTTACTTCTATTTCTGGCTTCCAAGCAATTAAACCTAAATCCAGCATCAGTATACTCTCAACTCTAGCCCAATCAACAAATGGTCGATCAGATAAGGTTGAATCTACTTTTAATGGACATCCCAATGCTGCATCATCAATGATTAATTGACCGTAAGCTTTAGGACTTTTAGTCCAATATGATTGAGTTGGATTCGATTGAATACCAAATAATGTTATATCATTTATCTTAAACCAATTAACAGCTTCATCTAAAGTATTACCTTTAAAATTACTTCTCATAGTAAATAAGATAAGCCTATGACCATTTTCCACAAGCTTTTTCAAAACTGGAATAGCACCAATATCTTTTCCTATACGTGGAAAATCATGTGTAGTGACAGTTCCATCAAAATCAATAACAATATCCATTACTTTTTAAACTTCAAATTTTTCTTAGCAAGTGCAATATTAGAGAACTTGCTGATTCCTGTTATTTCTTGACCAAGCCATTTAGGTTTGATCCATTTCTTCATATCTTTTATGGACTTGAATTCCACTTCGATAACAACCATCCCATTTGGATAAGTATCAATATCGTAGTGTTCTTTTCCAATACTAAAACTAAGTCGTTTCTTTTCTAGAGTCCATTTGCATTTTTTGTATAAATCCTTAGCCTCTTTAAGCTCAGTAACTCTGAATTCAAATTCATCACGAACCAGTTTAGCTGTATATTTTATACATACATTGGCAAATTCCTTATCATGCCATTTGGTTAATCTAATTCGAACTTGCTTGCCCTTCTCAACGTGAATATACCCTTGTTTGATACGCATTTTTTCATGTGCATCAGGTATTGGTATTGGGGAATTCCCCATTAAAAATCTACGTTCTATTTCTTTTCCCATTTTACAAAGGTACAGCTTTTTTCTTAAATTAACAACTTATTTAATAAATTTCACGAGTCACTTTAACAAGAGATGGGTCTGAAAAATCATCATATGCTATCATTTCAAGTATTTCAACTTTGCTAGGTAAAGGTAAATTAATTGGTAACATTAATTTATTACCTTCATATATTCCATCAAAAAAATTTTCAACTTTAATATTTTTTGTTACATCATCATAAGATGACATATTTCTAAATATGTTTTGCACTTCATCTTCAGTAAATATTTTATTTCCATATTCATACGGTTCTTCGAATTTTTCTAAGTATGTTATAAATAGTTGATTACACGCTCTTTTATATGCCTCAACTGCTGTAAAGTATTTCATTTCTGTATAATCAGAAGCTGAATTATTATACCATTTAATTAATTCTTCTTTATTTTTGAAAGTTTTAGCATAGAAAACAACATCATTATGTTTTTCAACATATACTATTCTATTTCCTAAAATAGCTTCAGTTATCATTTTCTCATAATTAATTTTAGTTGTCATTTCTTTTATATTATTTAAATGTAGTAAATTCTCCGTTTATGAAGTTGATGTGTTGTGCTCTACCATCTTCATGGATAATGATGTGCGATTGTAACCATGAACTAGGTCCAAGATTGTAACCAACACGCATTGTTGTAGAAGTTCCGACAGCTAAGGCTCCATCCTTACGACCTGGTGTGTGATAATGGCCAACAACTATCTTGGTATTAAGTCTTCTGAATTGAAGCAATGAACCTCTACTTCCATTAGAACCAATATCACCATGCTGTCCTAATTCCCATCCACCTTTAACTTTATATGATGAACTTCGATCTAGTGTAATAAACTTCGGATAACGTTGTTTAATCAACGCTGGAATTACGCCAGCAACTCTATGTGTATCTTTACTATATTGTTCCAATAACGTGTCAGAGAGCTGCATATAAAGCCTAGAATTCTTGTATGTTGGTTGTTTCTTCCAATCTTCATTGATAAGCCATCTATCTAGGAAATCATCATGATTGCTTCTTACTATAACAACATTTTTGAATTTCTCAAATGCTTTTAATCCACCCATCATCACATCAAGTTCCTTCCCTAAATCATTGGTACCAGCGATCTCTTTACCATATTGAATGAATGGATTTTTCATTTCATGGTGTGAAATGGAATTACCATCAAACACATCGTGTAATACAACATGATTTGGTTTTATCTTTTCAAGCATCTTCATTGTAGAAGATAATACTTTTTCATCATGATGACCATAGTGAATATCACCAAAGATAACTGCTTCAATACTTTCAATCTTATTTACTTTTCCATCTTCTACACGATAATAAAGATCACTGAAATTTCCTGTTTTATCATCAGCTGTTACTTGACGAACAAAGAATACTTCATTGTCTTTAATTTCAATAATACAAAAACCAAGTGTATGGTGGAATTCACCTTTTTTACCAGACTTTGAATCACTGTAATTTAAAACGGTAACAGCTCCTGTTGATAACATCATCTTTGGCTTATTACCATCAAGTACTGGAATCATTTCCAATTGAACCTTAGGACTACCAAAGATACATGAATTAATTCCACTCATACCTTGCATACCACTCATAGGATTGGTTGCAGTTGGTTGAATCTTGATATCTGACATGATAGAACAATACTTGTGAATATTGTGTCTGCTAGCATCAGAATATTTAAGTACTTCTTCAACCCAATAATCTTCACCATTACCAGCTTCTTCTACTGTTGTTGGATTTCGATATCGGCCCAATACAATATGAATATCAGCATCTATCTTTTTAGCATAGGCTTCCATATTGTTATAGAATTTCTTGTGAACCTTTGTTTTATTTTGTCCCCAAGTTATAATAAATCTATTTTTTGTTTTATCGAACTTACGTTGTTTTGCTTGTTCGTATTGTTCTGGTTCAACATCCACTTTCTCTTTCAATCCAAGTTTTTTAGAACACCAGTTTCTAATCGTTCTTTCACTTACTCCGAATTTTTCTCCCAACATGAAAGCTTTTTTTTCCCAAGATATATCGGTTATTTCTTGGTATACTTTTTTAATATACTCTTTTTGCTCTTCTGATAAATTTTTAAAGGTCATCTGTTAAGTTTAAATCCCTGTTATTTTTACAAATTTACGAATTAATACTCTAGGATGCAAGTAAAAATCCCAACTATTTGATAGTCGGGATTAGATTGTAAAGATATTCTTTTTCTTTTGTAAATATCGGAGAATTATAATCTGGTAACCATTTGGCTCGTTGTACTGGAATGCCATTTTCACCATCTAATGTTACAATATTTCGTTTGATGATCGTTCCACGTTTATACTTCGTCTTATAGTCATTCCAATTGATACCCTTTTGAGAAAATAACATCTCTTGCTTTTGACTACTTGATTTTCCTTCAAGTTGCTTGTGTGGGAAATATGCATCACTAGCCATGCTTACACTATTACGTGTACAGTCTTGTTGTCTCCAGATAAAATAATTGGATACTTCACGGAAGTCTGGGATGATATAAACACGTGAATCAAATACAGCATCAATCTCAGCAAAATCACCACTAATAAGCTTGCTTGCAAGTTCTTCTTTGCTATATTTAAACATAGCCATTAATTGAAGCATTTTCTTATTGAAAGCAGCTGTTACTTTTGATGCTGAAATACTACATAGCTTTTGAATCTTACCATCAAAGATAAGCTCTGATTCAATGTTTTCAATATCTGTAAACATCAAGCTGATTTCATCAGATTGAGTATAAGCAAACTTAGGATTTAAGTATTTACATAATTCGATTGTAGCAAAATCCATTACATTTGATAAATTATCATCAAATGGTTTATTGAACATCTGTGTGTATTTGCTAAATCCTTTACCATCAAGTCTCATTATGACATAAGTTCTAGCTGGTACCTTTATATCATAACATGCTTCATACGCTCTCATGCGTGAAGACAAGTCAGTTTTATTTGTTTTCTTTTTCATTTTGAATATTTAACCAAGTTATAAATCTTTGCATCCCTGCCCATATTTCTGCTTCATGATGGAATGGTTCTTCAGCATCAGGTAATTCTTCTGATTTGAATTTATCTATCAAAGTTTTTATATGTAGTGTTGGATGTGATTCCTTTTTTACCTTTTCATTCATTGCATCAGCAATGAATTTACCAAGATCATCTTGAAATTTCTCCGCTTTTTCGAAATCAATTTCTCCTTTTGAATTCTTGAATAGATTTTGAATGGCACCCCATGCTCTTACATCAGCTAACATTTGGTGATCACCTTTTTTATCAATACCCCAAATATATCCTGATCCATGTTCATCAAACTTTGTTGTTCCGATGAATTCAATTAGTGTTGGTATTTTAGATTCCATTGTTATTCCTTTGTTTAGTTTATTTAACCGCCTCTACACTCTTATTTTCATTTTCATGCTTCTCAAATTTATCCCATACTTCAACTTCTGTTTCTCCGTATTCATTTTCAAACCATTCCCAAAAATCATCATACCTCGCTAATCTGTATTTCAGTTCATCTCGCTCCTCTCTCAAATGAGAAGCTATATCTAATTGTTCACTTTTAATTCCTTCCAACATCTTTATCAATTTATGCCATCGCTGACGGTTAATTACAGTGTTATTATTAAAGCAAACATTAACCAACCCCAACCATCCATGTTATTGGAAGCCAGAATGATTATCCCCACAATTAAAGAGAATTGAATGAATCTTAATCCTCGTGTGTTATCAAAAAAATCTTTCATAGTTTATTTGTTGTGAGACCTTAATGCCTCGTAACTTAAATTGTTATTTAATGCTGCCATTGCAAATCCAATTTGTTTAGCAACACTTATCACTCTAATCTTATCACAGCCTTTTTTAATACTTATACAAGCTGATTCATTATAATTACGTCCACATAATTGAAGATAATTTGGCTTAATCAATGAATCACTGATTATTAATTCAGTTAATACTGACTCACCAATATTTTCAAAAGCATGACCAGATAACACACCATGACTGATAATTGCTCTTACACTTGTTGCACCAGCAGTCATAAGAACTTCAGCTGCTTTACACAATGTTCCTCCAGTATCAACCATATCATCAAGAATGATTACATCTTTACCAGTTACATCACCAATGATGATCATCTCATCAATTACATTTGCTGCTTTTCTTGTCTTATCCAACATGACATAATTGAATGCAAGATTATGATATTTCATCATTTGATCTTTCATACGTTTAACACGTTTTCCAGAACCAGCATCTGGTCCACAGAAAACAAAGTTATGGGTTTCACCAGTAACTAGTGATTCAATATAGTCATCAAAAACAGTTTTTCCTTCAATATGTGTTACTGGAATATTGAAGAATCCTTGAATTTGATCAGCATGCAAATCATACGTAATCACAGAAGTTGCACCACGTTGTTCAAGCATTTCAGCCATCACCTTAGCACCAATAGGACCACGTGATTGATCTTTCTTATCTTGACGTGCATAAGGAAAGTAAGGAAGGATTGGAATGATTTCTTTTGCAGCTGCACGTTTAGCAGCATCAATAGCCAATAATAGCTTCATGATTTCATCAGAAGTATTAGGACTTGATAAAATGTAAACACGTTTACCACGAACTGAATCAGTGAAATCAACACAAAGCTCTCCATCAGAGAATTTTTGTGAATTCAAAATACCAAGTTCTACTCGTCCTTCTTTAGTAGGAGATTCTGGTTGACAAAATTGATTAGTATTATTGACAATTTCATTTGCCAAATCAATTCTACCGTCTAATGAAAACAATAAAGAGTCCATGTTTTAGTTTTTATATGCGATTACTTTGTAAATTCCACATCCGAAAATTTTTCTCCAAAGAGATGTTTCAAATTTTATTGTAAAACCATTCTTTTCATAATTTGAAATAGTATTTAAGAAAAGTTCAGTAGTTGCACCCCACCCACCATTTGATTCACCAGACTCCATTTGTTTTCTGGTATAATCCGATCTTCCTATTAAAAATCCTTTAGTAGTATTTTCCATTACTATTTTAATTTGTTTTCTAGTGTTTTTAATATAATAGAAACACCTAGTAATCCAATTGTTATGATTAAGCTTGAAAATAAATAACCAATTCCGACCAATACACCAACACTAGCTATAAACCAAATAAAAGCTGCTGATGTTACTCCAACAACCTTATCTTCATGTTTAAAAATAACTCCACCACCAAGAAATCCAATTCCTGTAATTATTTGACCAATAACTCGTGTCGGATCAACATTGTGATTGACTAAGATAAAACTTGTAGTGGTAAATAAACAAGACCCTACACAGACTAATACATGTGTTCTTATACCAGCAACCTTATTCTTCATTTCTCGTTCCCAACCAATAATAATTCCACATAAGGTGGCTACTATTAGTTTTGGAAATAAATATAAGATCAATTCTATTTCAGTCATCGACACAAAGGTATGAATAATTTATCGAAATAACAAATTATTCAATCAAATAATCTTTATATGTCTCATTACCATATTTCACGAAACTTCTAACCAGACTACTTGAAATATGTGGTAAAAGCCTATCAGTAAAGATACTAACCATTTGAATATCTGGCATGAGGTCTTGAAGAATATAATAATAATTGATCTCTGCTTGAAGATCATGAGTATTTCTAAGGCCACGAATCAATGTGACTTTATTTTCACCATCACCTTGTAATTTCTTAACAACATCTGTAATCAATTCTAACTCAGTTAAAATGATTACTTCTCTGTTCATTAAGGTTTTAGGTAGGACCCAAGAACTAGCAGCTTTATCTGGATTAACACCTCGTACTATGATGACCTTATCAAAGATTTTTTCAGCCTTTAATAATATATCGTAGTGTCCTTTATGAAAAGGATTAAAGCTTCCAGCATATATGCCTATTGTCATTTTCTTATGAATTTAAAGTAGAGATAAATAAGTCCAGTGATAAGTCCAGCGATAAACGCAAGCTTCAACCAAAAGAAGAAGAACATGAATCCTAATATCATTCCTTTGATCATGAATACTACCAGTAATACTAGTAAAAATATTCCAATAATTTTAATTGTTTTCATAGTTAGTTTATTGTTTAAGTTTTTTCCAAATTCTATCATGATACTTTGTCTTGAACTTACCTAATTCAAAACTTCCATTAAATAATATTACTTCCAAAGCTATTGGTAATTCGTTATAAAGCTTATCCCATTCTGATTTTTGTTCATCTGAATAAATTTTAATCTCACTAGTATTCAATGGGTCAAAATCAGCTGGCTGTCCATTAAGAATAAGGTCCATAGCATCATAGATATTATTTTCACCAAATGGTGGCGCAATATCATCACCATCATCAGCAACTCCGCTAATGATCTTTTCCTTATTCATACTCCAACGTAAGTATTTTAAAAGCTTTACGTGTTGTTCTGTTAGTTCAAATATAATTACACTCATTTTTGTGGATCGTATAATGTGTAGCTGGCTGTTATTTCTTCACCAGCTTTTATTTCTCTTAATGAAATCAATCTAATAAAATCACCTTCTATTTCAACATAACAGTTTGGTTCAGTTGAATGATTGAAGAAGCCACCTAATGGTGTTCTGATATAACCATCTTGAAATCTATCATCACGAACATGTGTTATCCCCAATAGATGTTGTGCATCTATATTATCATTTGTGAATAACCCTAGTCCATCAATTTTAGATGGTTTAATTGTCAGATATGTTGGTAATGGCTTATACATTTTAATTAGTGATTGATTCTCTGCTCATTATTTCTTTTACTACTTCAGCAACACCTTCAACTGCTTTTTTATTCACATATTGTACTTTGATCCCATAATTATCCAAGTATTTCATTGGCGATGGATCAATGTAATAAACCTCACATTGTTCTGGAACACGTTTTACGTTATTCAGCATTGGAAGTGTATAACCAATTTGTAGACTGGTTCCAATAATAAGTAAGATATCAGCATCAAGTATTGCTCGTGTTGCTTCAGATACACCAAATGGATATTCACCAAACCATACAATATGTGGACGTAATTGTGAACCTGTCGTAGGACACTTATCACCTAGATTGATATCATTGTAACCAATATCAATGATCGTGTCAGCTGGGCTAGATTTATGTGCATATAAACAACCTCTAGCCTTGGTTAGATCACCATGCAAATGAATTATGTTTGTTGATCCAGCTCGTTCATGAAGGTTATCAACATTCTGTGTTATGATTGTTACATCATAATTCTTTTCCAATTCAACAAGTGATATGTGTGCTAGGTTAGGTTCAACATCTGGTAATTGCTTTCTACGTTCATTGTAGAAATTCAACACCATTTCACGATTCTTCTTCCAACCTTCTGGTGTTGCGACATCTTCAATTCTATAGTTATTCCATAGACCATCCTTAACATCTCTAAATGTAAGGATACCGCTTTCTGCTGAAATTCCAGCACCAGTAAAAATTGCTATTTTCTTTTTCATAATTTCGTTGTTTCGTCTCCACTTTTCTTTTCAAGGACCTTTCGGCCCCAACCATACTTTACCCAAGTTTTTGTATCTGCAAAATATTCCCACCAGTGTGGTATCCATTTACCAAAGAAAACAATAGTCCAAGTACTAGGATCAGCTTTTAGTATTCTATGACAGTAATTCTTTGGTAGATATCTAGGCTTAAGCCATTGATGAACTACCTTGAATTTTATCTGACCATCTTCAATTACTTCTTCTGTGTATTTTCCGTTTAAAAGAAACGCTATACTACTAAATGCGTGTGTATGAAATCTGTTTTGTTTAATGGTTTTCCAATTATACAACCAAATACCACCTAGATACTTGCTTTCAAATATTGTATATTGAATGATATGACCATCGCCTAACTCAACTCGTTTCTTTTTAAAGAAGATCATTATTTCTTGCTTCCTTTTATAATAAGATTAAGCATTCTTAATAAGAACCAAAGACCACCAACGAATCCGAAGTTATACCAACCTCCATTATTATTCACAGCATAGACAGCAATATCATCACTGAATAAGCTACCAATAAATGAGAATTGACAAATCATTCCATGCCATACACCACCCCAGAATCCATAAGTATGTTCAGATGCTAATAAGCAAGGTTGAATATGTGATACGTCAGCACAGCCAGTTGCAAGTGCGATAACTAGCAATGCTAGTCCTAATAGTGTTAAATTTTTCATGTTTTTTTATTTATTTTTTATTTGTTATTCTAAATCCAGCAATCCATAAGTCTATTCTAAAAAACCATGAGCCATTATGTTTACCAAATCCTATTCGAAGCATTCGGTTATCTTTATCTAATGGTATTTTATTGATTACCATATTTAGTTTTCATAAACTCCAAAACCTCAAGCCATTCAGTTTCTGGATCGAAACCAGCCTTGTCTTCAAATAAGACATTCATGTAAGGTTTTTTATCATAGCATCCATAACCATTGGGTTGTGTTTCAACTTCTGGATTCTCATTAATGAATTTGAATTTAATATCAAATTGTTTAAATAATTCAACATATTGTTGAATTTCATGTGGATGAGAACAAGTATAAATTACCATTTCAACATCAGGTAATTTGGTCAAAAATTGAAGACACTCAATAGCATAAGGATAAAAATCCTTTGGTGTATTACCATATTCATAATTTGGTTTAAGTATGGTTCCATGTATGTCAAAGAACCAATAAGTTTTATCCCAATTACGTTTTTCTTTATATTCGAAGTGATTAACTTCTATTGCCTTGATGATTCCCATGTTATTTTATTTCAAAAAATTTTACAAAATCAGTTCTTTTCATTGATACAAATGTCGTATCATTTCTGAAAAAGACAGTATCACCAAATGCATTTACTTCTTTTGGGACCCATGCCTTTACAACATCAATATCCAAATTTAATTCTCCTTCGTTGGCAATACCAACACTTACAGTTTCTTTTGTCATTAGTCAATTAGAATTACTTCTACATTAGATTCTTCCAGCATTTGAAGAGCTGCTCGAAAATGCTCTCCCCATGTTTCATGTTCAACATCTGGTGTTGGTGAATAAAGTTTAATTATACCAGATTGAATAATACCTCTAGCACAATCGCTACAAGGGAACATTGTTACATACATGCTACAACCTTTTAGTGTAACACCATGTCTTGCAGCATGAAATATAGCATTTCGTTCTGCATGTTCGGTAAATAAGTATTTATGGGGTTTCACATAACGAGATTCAACTGAATCATCACAACCTCTTGGGAAGCCATTATATCCAACTGAAATTACTATATGATCTGGATCAACAATTACAGCACCATTCTTGCGATTGGTATCTTTACTCCATTGAGCAATATGTTTAGATAATTCAATAAATTTTAAATCCCAATGGTTTGTCATCTGTACAAAGGTACTAAAAATTTTCGAATAATCAAATGTTTTTTTCGTAATTTACGATAGTAACATATTCACCAGCAAATTCTTCTTGAAGGATACGTTCAATAACAGTCCAATCACCTCCAGCTAATCCAGCACCAAGCTTGGGTAGTGCAAAACGTTTACCAGTGAATTTCTGCTTCATTAAACGAAGTCCAGATCGCAATGCATTATAGTCTAGGTCCATTTCATTACGTCTACGTCCAGTATAATCATATTGGCCATAAATATTAACAATGATTGGAGTAGTGTTTTCAGTATAGGTAATGGTTCCAAGCTTTGATTTATCTCCTTTTACCGTAGCATTATCTACAGCATAAGCTTCTGGAAATTTAGCTTTTATTTGTGGGGCAATGCCAGAACCCATCGTATTAAAGCAATTGCAACAGTGACCTATTACGTCAAATTGTTCGGCATCTCTTACAAGATCACCAGTTATGTATGTTATCATAAATCTTAATTATCAAAGGCTTTTAATTGTCGTTTAATTTCATCTATTTTAGCATTCGTAACTAGAATTAAATCACCAATATTATTTGTATCATATTGTGCTCTTGCTTCAATTAATCGATTTAATACTGCTGTTTCAATATTTAATTGAGACTTCAAGATAATTTCTAATACGTCTTTTTGTAATCCTGTCATAATAATTTTTTAATTAAAATTTCTTGTTTTATTTTCTCTCTGACTTGCATGATTGCTTCGCCAAGCCAATTAGTTCCTTGCCATTTAGATTTATCTAAAATATCTGGATGATTTTCGTCCATACCAATTCCCCAAATACGATCTTCAGGACTAGCTTCAACGATTTCTCTATCATCGCTTTTTAATAATTCAAGTTTCATTTTTGGGTTTTGAATAAACTTAGCAAGATTTGCATCATAAACAATCTTACGACATACTCGATTCCAAATATCAGCATTAAAGCCTTTTATTTGACGACCATAAGCTTTTTGTTCATTTGGCTGATCAGTATTCATTATGTTGTTCAAAGCTTCATAATCACCGAAGACTAGAGCTTTTTTAGCCATCATGTACTGTTCAGTACAATTGTATTCCACACCATCTATTGTAAATGGCGAAGGGCACCATTGACTAAAGGTGCCTCCCCAAAAGAATATGAATTTTTCTGTTGTCATTTTATTTACGTCTTAAATTAGCTTTTCTTATTGATGCTGATATCGTTTCTTCCATTGTAGAAAAGATATATGGAATGTAATTATTTCCATTTTTTTCTATTGATACCGCTTTCCACATGATATCTAAATAACCAATACGATAAGCATCATCTGGTCGGCCATAGATCATTTTTTCTGGTTCTCTACCTTGCCAAAAACCAAATTCCATATTGGTTGTTAATGCAATAAGCTCTCGTGTTCGTGGAATCCAGAACATTATACAATCAGCTTTTTTCAAGCCATTAAATTCCCATAATGGAATCCATGCCTTATTTTTATCCGATTCTGTTTTGCTGGTAAATTCTGGAACAATCAAGTCACCAGTAAAACCTTGCTTTTCAAATTCTTCAATAGCTGCAAATCTCCAAGAAGTTAAATGTGGTTGATGACCTCTAACTGTTGGACCAGCAAGAAAAATTGATGGTTTTGAAATAGTATTTATTTCAGTTTCTGATTCTTCGTATCTATGAACCTTCATACAAATTATTGTTTTGCTGGTGCATACTCAATCAACAATGCTTGTTTAGTTGACATGATTTCAGCACTTGCTGGATAATTGTGATTTTCTGTTGTTCCAAGACTCAAAGGCATACTTGCCATTTGAGATTTAATATTTGCTTTGATAATCAAGAAGTCATCATCTTGTCCTTCACCAAATGGTTTATAAATGTTGGTACCATCGAAATAAGTAACCATTGCATCTTCACCTGATTCATGTTCAAAACAAATGGTTTTCTTAGCTCCCAATGCTTCTTTACTTCTGAGCAATTTGAAAGGACCTGGTAATGTTCCTTTACCAATTGTTTCGCTGAATTTCACAACTGGACGATCTTCAGAACCAACAGATGATAAAGCATATTTTGCTGATAAGTTATCACGTTTCAAATTATTACGCAACCCACCACCTTGTCCGAATAATCCCCAAGTGTAGAATGCATATCCTTTTGCAATGAGTGCATCGATTTCTTCAAGAATATCTTCGCAAGATTTTCCATCACCGTCCAAGAAGTGAAATAATGTACCACATTTCCAAGAACCAGTCTTGGTTGTCATTTCTGTGAACAGACCATTTGCAACTGAAAGATCGCAAATTTCAATGATTTGATCAAGTGTTGTATATCCTTCTTTTGAAGAATCAGGACGAGCAACAACTACTTTACCATTACCTTCTTTGAGACTTCTCAAAGCTAGTGGCAATAACATATTTTTTACGGAGTTTTTAGCATCATAACAATCATCAACCATTGATACAATTTCATGGTTCTTACATGAGTTATAGATCGCTTCGTAACAATCATTTTCTTTTGTATATGATTGTACGTTTCTGTGAGCAAGAGCATTTACACTTGAGAAGATGCCAATTGCTTCACCAGAATTTTTCCATGCTTGGTAAGCACCAGAAAACGTATCTGTACCACCAAAGGTGTATAAGTGAACCATTCCAAGTTCTTCTGATTCTTCAAGTGTCATACCAGCTCTGTCACCAAAGTCAGTAATCGTAATGCTGGCCCAGAAATTAAGCATTTCTTCTGACATATCTGGATCAACTTTAAGAATGCGTTCTTTGATACGCAATAAGAAGTGTTCATCTTGTGTAACACGTTCAGTAGTACTCCAAGTTTGGAGAATTTTAGATTCAAACCAAGCACCCAACACACCAAGTCCATCAACATCAGAGATGATTTCAATAGCTGGTTCATTTGGATAAATGACGCTTCCTTCACGCACAGCACGAATTTTAATTGGGGGACGGCCACCGAATTCATCAACAACTCTGCGCCAGATTTCTTCTGGGAATTCATATTCTTTGAATCCTTCCATTGTAACCTTAGCATGAGCTAGGAAACGGATTGTTTCATCGATCTCAGCGTGTGTGATTGGTTCGTAGAATAATTTTTCAAGAATACGTTGGAGACCAATAAAGATGATACGATTGTCAGCTTTACTGTAAATATGAGGATTAATCGTATTGAGATTTTTTCTGAATGTTACATAATAAACCGATTTTTCTTTAGCCTCTGGGCTTTCGAATTTATTAGAACCAATGGTATAAGCATCACCAAGCAATAGACGTGGTGTTTTATAAACTTTACGTTTTGGCAATACAACCGTTTTAACTTGTTCTGTTGTTGAGACTTCGTTCATGGTTATTGATTTTTAAAATTAATATACGTGATTTTGATATTGTGTTCTTGTGCAAATTTAATTTCTTCTTGTACCCCAAGTGATCCTTCCCAACCATCAACCATTAAGACATGCATTTCATTACATAGTATAAGTAAGTCAAAACTTAATTTACACCAGAAATTAAAGTCACTTGGAAGTTCAGCATGTTGAAGGATTGTTACACCACTAGTTACTGGTGATATACAACTGATACCATCTTTTAAAAGCTTAGCTGAGTATTGAGATATAGATTTGACTCTGTATTCAATTACAGCCTTGTTTTTATCAGAATATGGTATTGATAGAAATATCATTTATACTTAATTACGACACAAAGGTACTAAATAAATTTTAATTAAACAAGTTTAGTTTAACTTTTCTGTTTTGATCCTCTATTGTTATAATATACCACCCTTAATTCTTCTATTTTTTCTATAACTTCCGTTAACTTTTCCTTTTCATTTTTTGATAAAAGACTTGATTTACTTAATTTAATAAGATTGCCTTTTGTACCATTAATGGAAGCATAAATATGTTTTCGATGATCTGTATATGTTTTATTCATATGCGTTTACCATTCTTTTATTCTGTGATTCAGCATATTGGATGCAATTCTTGGTTCCACCACTACTCCCATCAAACATTGCCAGTAAAATATCACAATTATCAACCATCCAAATATTTCTTTTTTGCATGTATTCTACACTATAATCATCCATACCAGACACATTAACAACCTCTTGTGCCTTATCTAAAAGGTATTGATTATAAGCTTTGCTTTTATCGCTCCAAACCTTAGCTTGATCAGTGAATGGAATTGCTGCAATGAGGGGGATTTCTAAATTGATAGCTGCTTGAGCTAGTGCTTGATCCCAACCTAAAGCCATCCCTGAGATAACCTTACTGGCTTTGAGACCCTTTAACCATTTCTCGGCTATTGTGACTAAGCGATCAAAATTGGCTTCAGTATAACCACCCAATTTATCAGGTCTATGTCCAGTGCCAGCTATTATCATTCCTCACTTGAATTATATTTGAGAGAATTCTTTTCTAACAACTCAGTCATGTCACATAATTCATTTTGAATACTAGCTCTAATCGTTCCTAATTGAAGATATTCATCCTTAGACAACTTATCAATTCCTTTTAATTCATCTCTATTTGTATGAGCAATTGCAAGACATAATTTTAAAAATGATTTTGTTGTTTTTGGTTTCATCTTAACTTCTCTATTTTACTCAAAAATTTTTCATTGGAATACAATTGTCCCTCAAACCATTTAATATTTCTATGATTTGGTGTATGTTCTTTCATATATTCAATTTTCTTATTTAAATGAAGAACATTACCTTCTATATCTGTTTTAAGTTGATCAATTAAATTTTGTTTTGAATACCAATGATTAAAATCATCTTCAGTAGGGACACTGTTTTCAAAAAATTTTTCGAAAGAATCTTTCAAAATTAATGGTATTATCTTTTCTTCTATTTTTAATTTTTGTTCTGTTATATCAGAATTAAAATTTGATATTATTGGCTCACCTACTTTTTTTAAGTAATGAACAATATATCCTACTGAGTTTTCCATATTTATGCAATTCTAATTAAGTCCAACAATAAAGTGGTTATGTAATTTACAGCTTTTGATGTTCCCAAGTGATTCAAAACAAGAAATAAGCATTGAATTAAATTCACGTCCTTCAAGTGTCTCTATTCTGAGCATTGTTGGGTCATCAAATGGTTGCCATTCAGGTCGTTTTTTCTTTTTTATTCGTTTCATTTTTATAATTATCAAAGAATCTAAATTATTTTACCCAAGCTAAGTCTTTTTCACATCTAACAGATATTTATATACAAAGAAACTAAATAAATCTGAATAAAACAACTAATAATGAATATTTTAATCTACAAGCTAATTGATCCAAGGACAAATGAAATTAGATATGTTGGAAAAACTAAAAAATCTTTAACCAAAAGATTATATGAACATTTAACTAAACGTAATTTAACACCAAAAACCCATAAAAATCATTGGATTAAACAATTATTAAACGAAAAACTTAAACCTAAAATTGAATTGATTGAAATTACTGATCAAAACAATTGGATTGAAAGAGAAATCTTTCATATTAAAAAATTGCGAAGTGAAGGTACTTACTTGACTAACTTAACTGATGGTGGTGATGGTGCATTAGGTAGTAAACAAAGCAAAGAATCAATACAGAAAAGAATTGACACAATAAAGGAAAGATATGGTAATTTAGCTTTTAAACTATCTGATGAAACCAAAAATAATATAAGAATAGCTCATTTAGGTAAAAAACAATCACAAGAACGAAAAGATAAAACTAGCATAAACTTACGAAAAACTCTATTCCAATATGATTTAAATAATAATTTAATTAAGGAATGGCATGGAGTTAGAAAGTGTGCTAAAACTCTTAATATAGATTACACAACACTAAGAGTTTATATTAAATCCCAAAAACCATTAAATGGTTTTATTTGGAAATATCAATAACTTTATTTTTAAGTTTATCAATCAATTGTTTCATTAATGAAACATGTTCTACCATAACTAATTGCTCTATTTTTTGATGTGTGTCAAAATCTTCAATTGCTTTCCATTCTAACATTGCAATATCATCAGATGGTTGAATGCGACCCATGATGAATTTACCAATGAAAAGAGTTGTCATGATACCATGTTCAGTACCAGCATAACGCCAGTCGTTGATTTGTTCACTGGCAACATAACGCAATCCATCAATTTCACATCCACCAGTTTCTTCAGAAAATTCACGTTTAGCAGCATCTTCCCAACGTCCATCCTTACGATCAACGAATCCACCAATGAATCGATAAAGGTCTTCATTTGGCTTTTTACCCAATAGGATTTGACCTTTTTCATTATAAGCAACCACATCAACAGTTGGATATGTTACTGCCCATTGTGCAAACGTAGCATGAATAACACCAGCCCTGAAATCACTTGAGTTTAGAATTTCTTTTGAAACTTGATTACGGACTTCAGTTCCAGAATAATACACATCAGTGATTAATTCTACAACTGGGAATTTTCCTTTGTAATGTGGGATAAATGAATCACGACTACCATATAATAGTGCTGTGATTTTTGAACCGAATGGAATTCGGATTTCAGAATCAAGATTGTCTGACCATCGTTGATCAGATCGTTGATCCTTATGAGGAAGGATAATTACATCTGGGTAACTTTGTTGGATCATTGCTTTGCGAGTGGCAAAATCCAATGGATTTGCTTTAGTTCCACCAACTTGTGGTATACCTAAAAATACAATAACTTTTTTGTGGTTTTCACATACTTGGTCAAGAAATTTAATATGACCTTCATGCAATTTATGTACTTGAAAACGTGCTATGATTACACCAATTTCATAATCAGAAGGATTGAGTGCGCTTGATTTGATTTCCATCATTTTAATATAGATTAGATTGCAAAGGTATGAATAATATTTGGAAGAACCAAATTTAATCTTATCGATTTGATAACATCGTAAATAATCCAGTCATTGTAAATCCAATTCCAATAACAAACATAGCATTTCTAGGTGTTTGTTTCCAAAATGGTGGTCTAACAATTGGAGCATTATAGATATTCATTGGGCTTGAATAGGTCCAATAAACATTTCGTTCAAGCAAAGCAGCACCTGTAAAGGCAATACCAGCAATTGTAAATGTTAAACCAGTTCTAGTGTTATCATCACTGGAATAATAACGAGGTGATCGTTTAAATGATTGAGAAAATGATGTCAGCGTTGACAACATAAAGATTAATAATAGGAATTTTTTCATTTGATCATATTTTAAAACAAAGGTACAAAAAATTCCCCAATAAAACAAATTATTGGGGATATTTTTAATGTTTGGTTTGGAAACCCATTGATTGATTTTCTTTTTCTAGTTGACTTGAATAGAAACCTCTATACGATTCTTCAATAAGACTTACAGTGTCATTAACTGTCCAATCATCTTCATCTTCTGACATTTCTTTTATGTTGTCGGCTAAATTAGCAATAAATGAACCAGTAACCTTTGCTTTCTTTCCATTTATTCTGCCATTTAATGCATCATAAACTTCTTTAATTTGCCATTTTTCTGGTAAGTGAATATTACAAACTTGAACAATTTGATCTTCATCTAAAAAGCTATAATCTAATGTGAAATTAAATCTACCTGGTCTTTCGGCAGCTTTATCCACCAAACCTTTATCATTAGTAGAAGCCAATAAGCTTATCTTACGTTTCTTAACACCATCAAAGAATGATAAGAATTGACCAAGTAATTGTGTGTAACTTCCGTTATCACGTGATCCTAGATATAAATCAATATCATCCATAATGATGACACCTTGATCAAATATTTCGCATGCTTCTAATATTGAAGTTAGATCATCGGATGTCGAGAAATCTGGAATAATGAATGTGACATGTGGAATAAGTCTTCTTGCTATTTCACGAATGCATTCTGTTTTACCAGTTCCTGGTTCTCCATTCAACAAATATCTAGCATTACCACCTCTACCAACACGTTTTATAAAATGCTCAATATATCTTTTTTGAATCGCATTAAGAATTAATACATTGCTTGCAATTCCAAGATCAATTATTTCAATACCCTTGAAGCTACTCTCATGTAATTTTACCTTAATGCATTTACCTTTATATTCTGAATTATTAAAGGCAAATCCTATTAGCTTCTTATAATACTCTTCGAATTTTGTATTTAGAATACTTTTTTTAACTGATGTATTAAGTTGAATGACTAACTCATTTCGACTATCAACATACATCTTTGTTTGGAAGATAAAGTCATTATCCACACCTTCCATTCTACCAGCAAACCAAAATGAACTGGTTATTTCAAAAGGACCACCATAGTTAACTCGTCCCAATGAATCTACTTGTCCATAAGAAGTAACTACAACATCTTTTGTCTTTCCACGAAATGATTTATATAAATAAGCATTTAAAAAAGCAAATTCAATAAAACTAATATTTTTGGATAATGATTGGGCATCATATTCCTCTGAATCATCAAGTTCATCTGGTGGAACTTCCATGTCTTCTGTTATCTCTTTAAGTAATTCTTCCTCTTGTGAATCAAATTCCTCAGATTTCTTGTTTTCAAGTTTTTTATTTCCCATAATTCTATTTCTCTTTTAACTCTAATTAATGATGATTATTTGACGCTTTAAAGTCAATATCTTCTTTTAATTTTATTATGTCCAAATAAGAAATTGGCGCATAGTTAAATCCCATACAACCCACATCAATTATTCGATTTTGCTTATGAAATTCACCTTCACTTAAACTTAAATGACAATGACCATGTACATGATAACTACCATGATGTTTCTTATTCCAAGAGTATATTGGATAATGCATGCAACAAAATAATACTTCTTCATCAATAGAAGAACCATCTGGCAATACTTTTTTAAATCTTATAAATAAATCCAAATAGTCATCAACACTGACGAATTTTTTATACTTTTTTATATCATCATATTTATCATGATTACCAATGATATAATGAATTGTTCCATTTAGATTATTAACAAGCTTCTCAACAGTAATTTTATCTTCACGTCTAGCAAAGCTGAGATCACCTAGATAAATAACAATATCTTCTGGTTTAACAACATCATTCCAAGCCTTTTCAATTTCCAAATGCATTTCATTAACATCAGTAAATGGCCTATTATCAAAGCGCAATACATTGTGGTGAAACAAGTGAAAATCAGAAGTAAAATATATATTCTTCTGAATCTTTCCTTGTGTTAAATCAATATTTAATCTCATTTATTTAATTTTATTTTAACGTCCTTAAAAATAGTTTCTAATGAATCTGGGCCAATCCCAGTAATGGTTTCATAAGAAATATTATTTTCTGACAAGAATCCTTTCAAATCTTCATCAACTTGTTTAGCACCATCTAGGTCTTGATATCTGCCTACTGTTTCATATGGAACATTTAAATCTCGTTCTATGAAATATAGAAGATTATCATATTGATTATATTCCTTTAAAACCAAAGCTTTTAAATGAGGACACTTTGTTTTATCATAAGATGGAAATAACAATAAAGGTGCATCAGTAACAATTACATCAACTTCACCAGTTAAGCTGAATAAGATAAAATGCTGTTCTGCAAAAAGCTTAACTTGACAAGTGATCTCTTTCATTGCTTTTCGCATCAATAACTCCTTGATATATTCTGGAGCCACACTACAGGTAACACCATTTTTTTTCAATTTTGAAAATATATCAGCAGCTAGAATTGTCTTACCGATACCTGGTCCTCCAATAAGATTGATGACTATTTGTTTAGTTTCCATCCGAATCCATTTGTTTCTTTAACTTTGATAATACATCACTGGCATCTCCAAGTGTAAATGTTGTTACTGGATTCTTTTTTTTCATATTAACGATCTTGTTCTGAACATCAATGTCTTCAATATTTTCAGCTCGTTCAATAAATGATGTTCGTTTAATAGAACCTAATAACCAATTAATATGTTTATCACCCTTAAGTGATTTTGTGATAACCCAATTATAAAACTCCTGAAATGCTGGATAAGACATAAATGTAGTGGTATCTTTTCCAGTAACACCCATTTTCTTATCACCAATGAGCTTAGTTACTGGTGATGTCTTGTCAGCATTTTCATCAAACATGGTCTTCAAGCTCTTCATGAAGTTATCCTTGAATTCTTCTGTTTGAATTCCTTCAAAGATATCTTGTACTGAAAATAACGAATCTTTCGTAATAACACATTTAAAATCACCCTTTGGTTTATCCATAACCTTTTCAACTTTTGAAATTGGCATATATGCTCTAACAAGATGGTTGATGAACGTTTTAGATTTTGGGTTCTCAAGCATCTTATCTAAGCTTGAATGGATTTCTTCTTGGGTCATTCTTAATTTTGTTTAATGAAAATGTAATATGCTGAAAGTAATTGTATGTAGTGTAATACTTGATCAAAACCAACTACAACAAATCCCCAATGATAATCGTTCTTACCAAAGTATTTGCTGCTTAATCTGCTAGTACAGTAATCAGTAATCCAGTGTGTTATAAATACAAAAGCAGCAAACTCTAAATACTGGCTAGCCATGTATTCATATGATGGTTGGAAGAAGCAAAACATCCAAGCTAAGAACGTTACTGTAGAATAAACAGCAACATGAATTGTTAACCAATAATTGCTCTTACTTTTATTTACAGCCATCTCATCTGATTGGCACATGAAGTCAGCGAAAAAATGTATCGCTATTATCAATAAGGCTACAGGTATACTTATCATACTATTTGTTTAATATTTCTTCTTGAATAACTTTAGTAACAACTTTGTTGTCAAAAGCTTTTCCTTTATTTTGTCTATTGAATGTTCCTGTAAGGAAGCCAACATTTAAAGCAATCGTTTCAGATGTATTTAACATGTTCTTGACTAAAATACGAATTTCATCTTCAGTCATTAATGTTGGTTGATATGGCTTGATGTAAGATAATTCCAATTCTTGTTCTGAAACATCTAACTTCATTGTCTTGCGACCTTCAATGTTTTCTAGAATTCCTTTTTCAAAGGATTTAATCACCTTCAAAACATTTTCATCGGTAGATGGAATCAATTGGCCTTCTTGAGTTTGTATAGCACCTTTTAAAACGCTTAAGAAATTTTTCTTTAACATGTCTTTAGCTTTGTAAGCTTCCATGAAATCAGCGTTTATTTGTTCTTTTATTGACATTTGTTTTATTTTTTTACAACTAAATAATGGTGATAATTTTTATTACCATCAGAAGCAAAATAGCCCCATTTCAATTCACCCCTTTGTACTCGTTCACCTATTAATCTGAATTCATCTTGTGGAGCATCAGATGCTATTCGTATGTATTTCGATGGCTTTATTTCTTCTTTTTCTTCTTTCTTTTTAGCCATTGTGATTCATATAACAAAGGTACTATATTTATTTTATAAATACAAGTATTATTTTTTAGGTTTTCTCCAATGATTATTAATCATAATATTAAGATTTGTAAAAGGAATATATCGGCCACCTTTCATTCCTTTTCCAGTTCTAAAATATACATGAATACCAAAAATAGTAAACCAAGTTCCACCTATGTGTTTCCAATCACCTTTTTGAAAGGGTTTCCAACAATCAAGATTATCTGATCTTTCCTTATAGTATTCATTCATAAATCTGATCATGCTCCAAAATTGCTTCTCAGCTTCTTCTTTTGTCTTTCCATCACCATAACTTGAAAAACCTAGAATTTTTTCAGCTTCTTCTGTTGTTGAAATAAAAACTGTTTCACCCTCTTGAATCAATTCAACTGGTATGCTTATATTAATAGTTTCTGAAGTCATATTAGTATTTTTTTACTGTTCCTTGATCAGTTATTGAAACAAGAGTGTCTTTGCCATATGGCATTCCAGTTCCGTTGAAAACAACTGAGCGATTTTGATCGATCCAACGCTTGAAAATTAATTGGCCTTTAGCATTGTAAAGGTAGAGTTCTTTACCTACGATTACTTTATTAAATGTTCCTTGTAACATAAAACTTTATTTATTTTTAATAGAATACTCTTTTCGTTCCAATAGTAAAGTCAAATCAGTATATGCAATCCAATCACTGAACTTATCAATGAATAAATCAATGTATCTGGATGCACCTTTGGTGTGTTCCAGATTTACGCATGAATTAATAACAGCTTCTGCTTTCTCAAATGCGATTTCTTTTGGACTTAGTTGATTATTCATTTACCGAATAGGTTAATAGTTGTTTACATTTGTCACAGTATATTGGAGGTGCCTTTCCTAACATTGATTCAGAAATATACGGTCCTTCATTATTGCCATTGATATCTTCAACAATATAATTTTCACCTTCTTTGCTTGATACAAAACACATTATGATGTAACATCGATTACATAAAGCAACTGGGTTACCACCATTAAATTTTATTATTGGAGTTAGCTTTTTCATTACAAAGGTACAAATTTATATTCATTTAACCAAATTTTATTTTAGTAGAAACAACTCTTATATAAATATTCCCTATTGCAACAATAAATTAAAAATTACTTTTCTTCCTCCTTAACAGATTCATTATCAACCTCATCTTTTGGTTTTAACAAATCAGTTAAATTCTTGATGGCTTCTGTCACCATTACTTCTCTTTTGGAATAGCCATTTTGATCAGCTAAATCAATTAAAGCACATAATGCTTCACAAACACAAACTACGTCTGTATTAACTAATAATTGAGCTTCTTCGAAATTGGTTGGTGGTTTAATCTCATTTGGTTTCCCAAGAATGACCTTTTGTGGACGATCACTATCAATGTCTATTAATAATAAAGTTTTCATAATATCTAGCTTTTAGGCAAATATACTATTTTTTTCGTATCAGTGCAACTATTTATATGCAAATTAAACCAATCATGGCAAAACAATTGAAAACAGGTAATACCTCAACTAGAATAACCAATGCTAAAAAAAGCAGAAAAGGAATTCATGCTAAAAGCAAAGCATCAAGATCAAAAAAAGCTAAAAATTACTTTAAACGAAATGTAGGTCAAGGTAAATAAAAAGGGTTTTAAAATAATTTTATTATTTTAATTTGTAATTCTTTTTTGTTCCATCTGCCTTTGAGTAAACAAATTTACTTGGTTTAATTTCAATGTCAACCATCTCTTTTAATTTTTTGATGTACTTATCTGCCATCTTAGGTTTAAGATACGCTATTGTACAGTGAGGATGATATTTTGGATGATCATTCGTATATGGAAAATTATCTGTAAATTTTTTGTTTGCTTTATGTAAATCTTCACTTTCAACATCAAATTTCAATACATCAAATTTTGGATTTGCAAAAGAAGAAATTCCTTTAAATGCCATTTTAGGTGTCTTAAGACTATCAATTTCTTCTTCAATATCTTTATCTAAAATATTATTGTGAAGTCCAAATAAGATTGTTACATGTGGTTCAGTTTCTCTACCAAATCCAGTATCATCCTTGGGATCATATAAATCATCTTCATCGATCATATCTTGCATTTCATTCCAGCGTTTTTGATCTGCATCTAAAAACACCATTACACAACCATATTCATTTTTGTGAGCACCTTCATTTAATAAAGCCATTCTAAGTCGTTTTCTAATATCCATATTATCCTGATTTTAATATAAATATCGTTATGAAACGACAAAAATAAAGAAAACCCATACAATTTGTATGGGTTTCTTGAATCATAATACTTCATGGATATGACCACCGCCTATTACATCCGATGGGTTATTTGGGTCGTAAAAGACCGTTGATTGGCCAGCTGTTATTGTTCGAACTTGGTGAGCAAAATCCACTCGCACCATATCATTGCCTAAGCAAGTTAAGGTAGCTAGTGTTGTCTTACCACGATATCTTACATTAGCAAGGACTTCCATTCCATCCAATGCATCATAATCAACCTTGATAGTATTTATCTTCTTGACAATCATGTGTTGTCTCATAAGGTCCTTTTCAAGTCCTAGAGTCACTTCATTTGTCTTTGGGTTGATATCCGTTACATAAAATGGTTCAGTGCTAGGAAGATCACCAACACCCAATCCACGTCTTTGTCCAACAGTGAAATATGGGAATCCATCATGAGTTCCAATTATCTTACCATCCGTATCAATAAAATTACCCTTGTTGATTTCTCTCTTTCTAGAAAGAAATGCTCGGTAGTTATTATCTGGGATGAAACAGATTTCGTAGCTTTCTCCCTTCTTGGATAATGCTTCATAACCTCTATCAGCAGCCATCTTTCTTATGTCAGTCTTTTCATAACCTCCAACTGGAAAGATGGTTCTTGCAAGAACTTCTTGAGTAAGTCCCCACAATACATAAGATTGATCCTTTGTTACATCAACACCACTAGACAACATGTAACGACCATTTTCATTTCTGATAATAGCATAGTGTCCTGTTGCGATATAATCACAATTCAATTGATCAGCAATCTTTAATAATGCACCCCACTTGATGTGAGTATTACATAGGATACATGGATTAGGTGTTCTACCTTCCATATATTCATCAATGAAATTGTTGATAACAGAATCATTGAAGCTGTTACGGATATCATAGATTGTATGTGGGATATCATTCTTAACACAAATTTCTCTTGCATCATTAATATCATCCAATGAGCAACATCCTGTACTCTTGTTGTGTGCAATGTCAACACCAGAACTAGCATAATCCCATGTCTTCATGGTGATCCCAATTACGTCAACTTGATCTTCTTTGAGTAAGACAGCTGATATAGTAGAATCAATACCTCCACTCATAGCACATAACACCCTCTTTCCTTTTAAATGACTATATACACCCATGTTTTTATATTTTATTGTACTTCTTTTTACACCAAATAAATCAGCAACGTTTTGTAATGTTAATTTTTATTACATTAACACCATTTTAAATAAAATGGGTCTTCATTACAAAGACCCATATCATTATCATAAAAGGACCAATAACTAATCCTCAAGAATATAATCTTTAAACAAGTCCAAAAATGTAATTCCTAAAAACTTAGCTTGATCTTCACTTTCTACATAAAGGGCCGATGGAACATCCGTATCAGTATTATTATAATAAGTATCATAAGACGAAAAACCTTGCTCCAAATCAAACCAAACTCTATATTTACGTTGATTGGTGTTAGACCAAACTGGTTTCCAATTAGTAAATGATCGGATTGCCTTAACAATTATTTTAAGTTTTCTAAGTGCAATCTCATTCTTATCTAAACCATCAAGTTTAGAGTTGAATTGGCTTACATTGATGTTTTGTTGTTCGCAAGCCTTATCAAAGGATGTAATATCCTTGTAAGATTTAATTTTACTAGTCTGTCTAGCTATTTCAGCTAATTGTTCATCAGTTAAGGTGATTGAAACACCATTGATATCTATTTTCATGTTGAGTTTTGTTTAGGACACAAAGGTATGAAAAAAAATTGAAACAACCAAATTTAATTCAACATTGTTTTATTACTTAATAGTTTCTTCATTAAATGTCTTGCATTACAATGCATTGACCAACCACTATATGCTGAAAATGATCTTATCTTTCTTCGTTTATACATCATTCTAGCAAAGCTCTTTTTGATTGATTTTCTAAGCAATACATGAGTATGAAAGAATACATAACCAACAAAATCTATTCCTCTGATTTCAACCATAAAGACTTGATAGTTGTCTTTTATAGTCAATTTTAATTTGCTTCCAAGATACTCTCTCATTTCAGCTAACAAAGCATGCAAATAGGCTTTACTACCAGATAATATGACAATATCATCAGCATATCTAAAACAATATTTTACACCTTTAACCTCTTTCAACCAATGATCAAAATAAGTTAGATATAAATTAGCAAAGTATTGACTTAAATAATTACCAATTGGAATACCATCAGCACTATCAATAATCTCATCTAACAACCATAACAAATCTTTATCCTTGATTTTTCGTCTAATGATTTGTTTTAATATCTCATGATCAATACTTGGATAGAATTGTTTGATATCAATCTTCAGACAATAAGTTGTATTAGGAACATCCTTGAGTGCTTTTTTAAGGGCATTAGCTGCCCCATGAATGCCTCTTCCTTTAATACAGCTATAAGTATTGGAAGTAAACAAAGATGTGAAGATAGGTTCTAATTTGTTCATTATTGCATGATGAACAATCCTATCTGGATAATAAGGTAAGCTGGAAATTATTCGTTCCTTACCTTCGAAGATTTTAAACGTTTTATATGTTGAAGTTCTAAAAGTTTTATTTAATAGTGCTTCATTTAATTTTAAAATATTTAAATCTTTTTCTTTGTCATGTAAAACAACATCATATCTATTACGTTTACTCTTCCTAGCTTTTAAATCAGCCAGTTCCAAGTTTTCAATATCACAAATGTCATTGTAAAGATTTCCTACTCTCTTCATCCTTTGCTTTAATAGGAGCGTTTTCCGCAGATACTAACACCTAACTAAATTATGTAATTTTTTACCATGTTGGTAAGGTCTGTGCCGTTATGTTTAAGCAAGTTGCTGATGGAACATTCGTATTAGTATTATTATAATTAGTATCATAATACGAAAAACCGCATCCGTTTGGCACACAACCCTTTTATGAGTAGTATTCTTTATATTCTTCTAACGCAATTTCAATGACATATTTTGCAAGTTCTTGGCTTCTAAGACAAAGGGCCGATGGAACAGCCGTATAAGTACTAGTAAAATGATAAGAAGCATCATAAAACGAAAAACCGCCCTTCATTCTAAAGTAATTATACCATTTCGCTTCATTTTCGTCTTTCCAGTTTGGATACCAACCTTCATTTAGGGCTTTGATAATTACCTTAAGCTTCTTAAATGCAACTTCATCAGGTGTATCATTGGAATGATAAACTTCTTTTGGGTTGAGATCGAGAACCTTGCAAGCATCCAAAAACGATTTTACTCGATCTCTAATATTTTTTGGTATTGAGAAAAATTTCTTCAAAACATTAGTTTGCTTCTCATCAGATGCTTTAAACATCTCATCAACTTCAGATTGTGTAAAAGAAATTTCATTTTCAAATGGATTTCTTTTAGCATAATCTTCAATCTTGGTTTTCCAACCAGAACAAGCAATGTTATAAATTTCTTTAAGGTTGTCTCTACTAATTGTTTGATTTTTCATATTTTTCTTTTAGATGATTACAAAGGTACATAAAAAATTTCAATCTACCAAATTTTATTGATAATAATCTTTATATAAATGAATAAATTTTTTGCCACAGAATACAGCCAATTTTTCAGATTTTAAATAAAGGGCCGATGGAACATCCGTAAGAGTACTATGAC